TCCAGCAGCAAAAGTGCTATCAACTCTTGGCTGATCTGGTATATATACACCAAACAGTTTATTAGGTAGCTTTACATATCCAAGAGATAAAACTAATAAACACCAAGTTAAAATAAATCCTTGTGCAACAGTAGAAACTAAAAAAGTAATTTTTTCCTGATAATCAGGTTTATCATCTTCTAGTTCTTTTGTTTTTTCTATTAAATCTTTTGGTTTCTCTGCCATAAATGCTGAGTATCTTGTCTAATACTAGCAAAGTAGCTATGTTTGGAAAGTAACACACATCTATTTCATGTATAAGATTCTCAAACCAATATTATTAACCTTTTTAACTACAACTGCTGTTAAGAGACTTATTGTAGATTTACTTCGAGCAATTTGTAAGCAGACCTCGAATAGTCTTGATGATAGAGCAGTTGATTTATTAGAAAAACAACTTTTTCCAATGAAATGAAAATTACTAAATTTCTCAACATTGATATAGAACCAGCACCACCAGAGTTGGAACTTGAAATTGAAATGCAATGCAGAGAAATTATGAAAGCTGATAATTTAACAGATATAAAAAGATATTGCACTCATCTTGTTAGAAAGAAATTTGACCAAGATATATTTATGGCTTCTTTATTAAATAGACTTATAGAATTAGAAGCTAATATTGTTGTTCAAGAATTAAGAAAGAAGAAACCAACAAATCCCATCAAGAAGTTTTTTCGTATTCGTTAAGCTCTTCATCTGTAAAATCTCTGATTAATAATTTATCAATCTTATCAATTTCATAATTGTATTTAAGAATCGCAGTTCTTATATGTTCTGAAATCCAACGACCCTCATCATAAATTACTTGAGCTTTACCATTTTCTTTTATAAAAACATAATGGTCTTGACCTTTCATTTGTATTTCTATAAAATTTTTTTCTAAATTTTTTCGTCTAATTTCTTTAAGTTTGCGTAATTTTAATATTGAAGGATTTGGGCTTTTAGTCATTTTTGATAACCAGAGGGAGGTGGTGTAAGCCAGTAGCGTACACCATTTATTATTTTAAAATGAATATTCAAGTTGGGATCTAATATTAAATATTCGTTTTGTTTATGATTAGAAGGGTAACTCTTCATTTACCTCTGGTTCAAGCTTCTGTGGATTAATGTTGCCAAATACTCCGTACTGCCCATCCATCGCTTTAGAGTAGATTTGTATACATTTAGTTTTAACTTTCTCTTTTTTGTTAAAGTCATAAACTTCACCGTCCTTTGCTTTTTGATCTACTAGGTTCATTAAATGTTCTGTTAAATATGGAACACAGTTAACAGGAATTGTCAAACTCAAGACCTGTTGGCCTTCGTTAAAACGATCATCACCTATAGACCATTTGATAGGTAATGGAAGTGCTGGATTGAATTGATTTTCAGCCATTGTTTTTAAAGAAATTGTTTAATAAAGTTTTGAAAAATTGATTAGTAGAGACTTTGTTTTTTTTACAATAGTCTCTAACTTTAGCAGCAAGTTCGTCATTAGCTCTAACACTTAAAACATTAGTGTTATATTCCTTCCTACGTTCTTGCTTACGTCTAGTGAGTTCAGCTAATACTTCATCTCTAGCTCGTTGTACAAGTTCGTTTTGATTCATAGCTAATCATTAACTTTTGAAATAGCGTGACTTAAAAACTCACCATGCCTAGCTTCTGTAATGAATCCTGTAACTCTAGGAACTTTGAACTCTTTAATAAAAGCGGCTGCAATTTCTTTAGCTTTATCAGGATTAGTTTTATTTAACTCCTTAAGCTGATCTTTAATGAGATTTCTAGCTTCAGTTGTTATTGGGGGATTTGTCTTGGCTTGTTCTGATACAGGCTCAAGTTTTTGATTTGGTTTAGTAGGTGTTCTACCAGAGCCAGGTTCAGTTACAGGAGGTGAAATTTCATCTTCTTCTCCTTTTACTTCAACTCTAGCCCATAGCTCGAAAGCATCTCCAAAGGAATAACAAGCACAGGCACATAAACATCTTCTGTGAGAATTTTGAATATCATTTGCAGATATTTTTGCATAAGGAACAGGTCTATTTGGTCCTTCTGTTACTGCATAAGGAAACAAGGGAAGTTTTACACCTGTTATTACATTTTGGAAAAAGCCCATTAAATAACCTGTATTATTAGGTGTTTTCCAGACATATTCTCCCTCTGAATTTGGTTCAAGAGAAAAAAACCAATTAGGTGCGTGTTCTCTAAGTCTCTGGGCTGTTTTAGCCCATTGACTATAATCAAACTTGCCTTTTTTATAAATATCTCCTTGTGTAAGAATCCCACCCAGATTAGGAATAGAATCATTTACTACTTGAGGAGAATCAAGTTCTTGTGTGGTCATTAGTAAATAAAGTTTACTGTACCTAATATATTACATTTATATAATTCTTAATGCAAGGCAGCCTGTAACAATGCATTGAATTGTTCTGGTGTTAACACAACTCTCCACTCTCCTCCTCTAAATCTAACCATGCTTGCAGCAAAATCTACATCTGCATTTTGCCTTTGTGTTTCTACTTCTCTAGGTTTAACAAGACAGGCTCTATTTTTATCCTTGTAATCACATACCTGCACCACGCAGTTTGGTATGCCATATATATCTCCAACATCATCTGGTATTCCTGCTGCTAAATTTCTTTTGCACTCAAATCCTGTTACATTAGTCAATACTTCTGCTGCCTCTCTTTCTGCCTTATCTCCTTTTCTTTTCTGTGGATTCATAAATTTCTTATACCTGTTTGAAAACTTAACTGATAGGTTGGAGCAAATAATTCCTGTTGGGATTTATTAGTATCTAATCTATCTTTCACATAATCAAAATATTCTTTATTTATTTCAATACCAGTTGCATCTATATTCAAATCTTTGCATACATCAATTACAACTCCTGACCCCATAAATGGATCTAATACAGAACTAGGCTCAAACCACTCAATAAGATTTTTAATTAACTTATATGGTTTTGTCCATGCACCTAGCTTGCTGTTCATATTTCTGGGATAAATTAATACACTATTTAATTGTTTTCTTTGCTTTGGTCTATAAGTTCTTTGTCCTAACTTATCAGTACCAATACAACCATTACCTTTTTTTACTGCCTTAGTGTCCTGATACTCTCCAACACTTGCAGATTTTGGCTGACCATATATATAAATATAATCATGTGTAATTCTGGGAAGATCATTACTAACCCATCTACCATCGGCAAAATGCCATATCAATTCAGATCTAGGCTTACCTAATAAACTTTCTACCTGATGTCTGGATTTATGATTACAAAAAGCAATTATATTTTTTGATAACTTAAAATTTATCTTATCCCAATCCTGGAAAGGTGGATCAAGTAATGTCAGACCAAAATCACCTAATGAATCAATAATTTTATAGCAATCATTATTGTAAATATTTATATTATTCATCCTTCTAAATCCGCTATACGTTTATCTAACTCTTGTATTCGCAAACAATACTGCTCATCAGTTATTTCATGTCTAAACCAGCTATCTCCTAAAGCAGCCACCTCATTATAAATTTTGGTAATAAGATACTTTTTTCTGCGATCAAGTTCCTTGTAAAAACATTTCATGTGAACATACCCCATCTTTTTCTTACTTTAGATTTAAGTTGTTCTTTTTTCTGTCTTGTTACAGTTAGAAAACAATCGTCAAGTTCATCAATCAAACCATCAAATTCAGCCACATCTGATATAGCTAATGATCTTTGAAAATTAACAATAGATGCTCGTATTAGTTTTAAGTCTCGACCTGAGACATCAAGTATATATCTCACTTCTTTAACTCATCCATAAGTTCTGTTATTTGGTCTTTTGTGTAGCCAAACACATCCATTAATTTGTTATATGAAAAGTATCTGACTTTTCCATTTTTTGAAAATAAACCAGTTACTAATTCACTTTCATAACTTGGTGTAACCCATTTAGGTTTAATCTTTAATCTTTTGCACCATTCATCATTCTCATTAGGAACAAAATATTCATAAATAGTATCTGAATCAGGATCATAAAAAATTTGACCTTTGTATGGATCACTTGGAAATTGTGGCATTGGCTTCTCCTACGTTTGTTTTTACATTAATACCTAATTTTTCTTCAATAGCTTCATATTCTTCTGCAACTTTTATGTACTGTAGTTTTTTCTTTTTTAAAAGTTTTATGCACTGTCCATTAATAGCAGCTTGAAGCAGGTACAGTTCTCTATCGGAAAAATTCATTTAAAATAACTCCTGTTTTGATTCAAACTTGGTCCATGCTTCCTGCCATGCAGCTTCGCATCTTTCAGTAGGCTGGTCATTGTTCAAGATACACCTACCTTCATAAGCCCAAATGGTATTACATACATCTGGGGTTATACCATAGTTTAGTTTTAACATTTCAATGTAACAACCTAGCTGTTTATCAGTTAGATAAGGTTCTTTCCAGTACATATCAATATCTTCAAGATGAATCATGCCATCTTTACCACGTTTCCTGATGTCATACTTTGAATTACCTTTAGTCTTTAAATCAATCAGTCTGATCTTCTTGGCCTTAGTATCGTATCCAAGTAAATCAAGCTGACCGCCAACTGATTTATCTGGTATAGACATCATAAGTTCAACAGCCATCGGTTCAAAATGTGTAAACAGTTCATGTTCAAGTAATGGTCCAACCCATGCTTCGTAATCTCCTGGTTCAATCTCTCCATTACCAAGCATTTTCTCTGCTAAACATTCATGCACCTTAACTCCTCTAGGCTGCCAGATATATCTGTAGGCTTCGATATTTTCTTTAGCTTCTTCTGTTAGCTCATTACAAACTTCTGTTGTAGAAAAAGCAAGCCATCTCTGATAAGTCTCATCAAAGTATTTGTGAGTCTCCTGATCTCTGAAGATAGCGAGTGGTTTTAATAATTCGATAGTTTTCATTTTTTGTCCTCCATTGATTTAACCTCTTGAATAAAATTTTTAAACTTTTTGTTTCTTTTTCTTTTGATAAAGACATTTGCCTGTCTATTATCTTCGATAGTTAGTGGTGAAGGTAACATTATTTGCCCTCCATAAGTTCTTTAGCAGTTTTACCCATTTCAGCCAATGTTGGTGGTAAATCATTATCACTGGCCTTGAAATATTTAGGCTTAAATTCTGGCTCTTCTGGTTTGTAGGATTGCTTCAATGGAAATAAATCTTTCCAGCCACCTGCTATAGCGTTTTCAAGAGCTTGTTTTCTATCTTGTGTAGGAAATGACCTTAACTTCTTAAAGATGCGTTCAGCAACGCTTGTAGTGCATGATCCACCTTTTTTCTTTCTGATGGGCCACCATTCAACCAAAAGATCAGCATATTCTTTTAAATCGCTAGGTATTTGATCGTTGCTAATTGTAGAAGATGTAAATGGGTCTAGTCCTGTTGAAAATGGATTCTTTTTGGCTTTCCTTCTGGATTCAACATTCATCTTGTCTCTTATCAGGTTTCTGACAACAGCAGATACTTTTAGTTCTGGATTTGTTTTGGAATCAAGCCAAGCAATTTGTTCATGCTCCAAATACAACGTAAGTTTTTCTTTTGGCATAAGT